GCTGAATATTAGTTTCAAATCCAAAACCAGATTGGATTACATCCACACTTTCAATTGAACCGTAAGCAACATCATCATAATCTTCACAACTATATGCCTGAACGCCATCAATGAACAAACCAACTGGTCTTTTTCCAGTGTATTGTGTTTGTGTATTCTTTTCTGGTTGTAGTGGAATAGTTTTTAGATGATTTTGATTGCTTACGTTAAAAGCAGTACCAATAAAATCTCCAATGGGATCTTGTGGTAATCCAGTACTGGCAATATACGCATATGTTTCATCTTTGTATACAGCAGTAACACCAGTAGTAGTATCTTTAATATTAAAATTAATTTGTACATCAGAACTACTTGCTAAAGCACCAGTCTCATTTTTTCTCCAAGTAGTAAATTGTGGTCTACTATCAACATCACCATCTTGAGAAAGTTTAATTAATTCACCTTCATTATAATAACTACCGCCGTCGATAACTGTGGTACTACCAAGAATACCAAGAAGTCTCATATTAATTTTATTTGCTTCAATTTGCTCTCCAGTTCCAGAATATCCATAAAGGTATTCTGTAGTTCTTACAGGAGATAAACTAGCATGGGGAGCAGCAATAGTTCCATACGCACCTCTGCCGCAATCAATAAATTGATTGAATGTTTTATATCTGTATGTGATAAATTCATCATCAATTTGAAGAATTCCACTACTATCTGGAAATCCAATAGTGCTATCAACCGTTACTACTGTACCAGTAGAAGATAGTGGACCTCTTAAGATACTTTCTTGGGGAATCTTAAAAAATTGTTGATCAAGAACATTCAATCTAATTTCATAAATGTTTTTATTGCCCGAAGCATAGTTGGCAATGTTATTGACGAGAATTTCATCGACCAGAGCAGTGGACACAACTCTTCCGCTAGCATCAGTCTGCTTTAATTCATTTCCAACTAAATCATAAGGATCTCCAACAATAGATTCAACTTTGATGATGTCATCAACAGTCCAATCAGAATACGAAGATTTAATTACATAATCTTTTGGATATCTTACAGTTACTTCCTCTTCAAATAATGCTCTGAATAAAAATTCAATAGAAATATCAGTTCCCTTGTAACTATAGAAATCTTTGATATTTCTAATTAATGTATCATGTCCAATATCTGAAGAAATATTTTCAAATGGGAATCCAGCAAGATATTGTTCCTCATAATTCTTGATAATCAAGAAAAGAATCAAATTTGAAAGATTTGATACACTCGAACCAGCAGAATGTGCGCTGGCAACAGTTTCACTTACTGTTGTAGCAATTTCGCTAAATTTTGTTGTTGCTGTAAACCCTCTTTTACATCCTTCTAGGGTTTTGGTGGCATAATCTAGTCTTTCGTAGGAAATTACCTCATTTCCAATTCCAATTACACCTTCTCTTGGTGGTAACCCATCAACATTGTCAAGTACAATAGTATCACTGGTTTCGCTGATTGCTTGACTTAATTTGTATGTTGATACAAGATTAAATTTTCTTAAATTATCAATATTTTTGTATTCTAAGATATTATCAGTAATATCTAAGAGTCCGCCAGATATTTCAAGAGATTTATAGTACTCTTCAAAGAATTTTACAAATGTTGGAAATTGATCAACAACAAAAGAAGGCAGTTGCTGATCAATTAAATCTGAAATGCTTAATTTGTTAAAATTCATCTTAGACTTCTTCTTGGAATATCTGGAATGTGCTATCTTGTACCGAAAGTTCTAAGTAAACTTCCCTTACTGCCGAAACATCATCATTTAATGGTGTTGCGCTGATAAAAATATCATTATCTTCATTACTGCCCTTAACAATCTGAATAGAATCAAGTGTAATGTCACCTTTCGCAAAATCTACTGTTCCAGCATTATCAACCAGAATTTTTTTGGTGGCAGTATTTGAATCAATAGTATATATTCTGATTGTTCCATCTTCTAAATTTTCTAAATACGCATCATCATTGGGATTGCTGACAATTCTAAATGCTGTGGAACTAATTGTTGTTTCACCATTACAATTTGTCTTAAATGGATTTACATAACACAGTAAATACTGAGCAGTTGTTGACAAAGCAGGTTTCAAAGTCTTTCTTAATACAAATGATGTGCTGTTGCCCGTAATGGATTCTTCGGAAGCATCAATTACTGTAGTTACTTTACTTTTTCGAATCAATCCACCAAATTTACTAATATTGTTGGTATCTCTATACTGAGTCAAGTTTTCAATAATTACATTTCTGATCTGCTCAGTAGTCAAATTAGTATCAGTTGTTCTATAATATACTTTTGATCTAACAAGAACCTCAACAATAGAAGGATCAACAATCACAGGTGTCACAGAAGCAACTGTATACTTCTTAAGTTTAGTCAGAATATCTCTTTTTGTCGAATTACTCAAAACATCACTATATTTTGGTTTAATCGCAATCTTTACTCTACCATACTCAGGGGGATCTTCGCTTTCACCACCGTAAACAATAATATCAGCAATTGCTGAGTAAAGTTTTTGAGTGATGATCTTATAATCATTCAAAGTAACTGCTCTATTCTGAGAAGCATAGAATTGAGGGGCATTTCTCTTGATTAAATCTTCATCCTCAATGTCATCACCGCCCTCAGAACCAGTTACAACGGTTGTTGTAACTCCAGTAAGTACTCTGTTAAGATTTTCATCATAAATCTCACCAGAAAATACAAAATTCTTGATGTTGTTAGCACTTGAACCCAATGAAGTCAAGTATGTAATTTCAACTATTTGACGATCTTGAAGTTCCTTTCCTAGAACTCCATCACCGAAGATTAATTCATATCTAGAATCGTCAACTTCTTGTACAAAGAAAACTTTATCCTGTGCTGTAACATCCAGAATATTCTCTACCTTTACAAATGTTTCAGTATCTGAGGAGAGAGAGTTTTCCCTTACTTTTACTTTAATTGTCTCAATATCTACATTAGCAGTAGGAATTATAAATTTCTGATTTGGTATAGTCTTATCTACGGTATAATTAAATGTTAAGTAAATGCCTTCAGTGATTTTTAACTGATCAAGACCAGCATTTGTGAGATAACAGATATTGTTTACTACTGGTGTAACTACATCTTCAAGAGTAGCAAACTGAAAAGTTTCATTTCTGTTCTCAGGATTTGAAGCAATGAAACAATTTCCCTTTCTGAGAGTTAAAAACTTAGGTACAAGTCTCTGGTCAATAGCAGCAACACTACTGAAATCAACTTTTAATTTAACATAAGCATTTGATGAGGTTACAGATTTTGGTGTGTAACCCAGTTGCTTGGCAATTTTTACAATATTGTCCCTGAGTGAAGCGGATGTCAGGAAACTTTCATTCACTGCCATCGTTGTATTGAAGGCAGTATAATAAGTATTGTATGCTAGCAGATCGACAATAGCAGAAAGAGTCGATCCCTCAAAATCATAATCAGTAAAATCCGTATTTCTCCTCAGGTACTCAACCAGAGCAGATCTAATATCAGAATAATCTAGTGAACTAACTTGTGCGAATGCCATTTATTATATCTTTGATGAAGATGTTAGAGTTAATGTAGTACTGAAAACTTGAGCACTAGTATCGGGAATACTATAAACTACCTGAATATCATACTCATACTGATCTTCATTCAGATTAACAACCACTTCAAGCAAATTTACTCTTGGTTCATATAAACTGATTAGATTCTCAACTTCATTTTTTATAGATCCAGCAGTAATATAATCAAATGGTTCAAATAATAAATCAGGAATTCCACTGCCAAATGAAGCGTTAAAGAACTTTTCACCCTTTCTGTACGAAAAAAGATTAAGGAGAGATCTCTTAATCGCATTTTCGTCCTTGAGAATGTTCAAATCCTTTCTTAAGGGGTTGGTTTTGAATGTAAAACTCAAGTCCTTATAGGATCTTGATGCCTTTAACGCCATTTGACATGAGATGTTTTATTTATTTATGGGGTCAGTGCCATCTCTCTACATAATCATCAAACCCATTCTTGCCGCCACAAGGTCTTGAAAGCCTATTTACTGGCGGATTATTAGGTTTTTGATAATTCAGAGACCCATAATCGGTAATTAACCGATTTGTGCCCCAATTTTCCATCATAATATCGACATTTCTGTCTGGATTTGGGTTGTTTGCCATCTGTTTTTCCTTTTTAGGGGTTTAACAGAACTTTTTACGGGGTTGCTATCCCGAATTTTGACTCCAAATCGCGGTTTTTATAAAAAAAATGACGAAATTTCGTCATTTTATCACTTTTGCTCAGTTTTTTTGTCAGGGTGCTCTTGTTCAGAAGGTCTTTTACCCACGACATAACCATAAGTTTTTGGTTGTGGTGCTTGTTGTTCTGCCATTAACCTTTACCTTGTCCTCGATAGCGTTTACGGGCTCCATTTCTGGAGGTTGCACTGTATTTAGTATGCTGACCTTGACCTTGGCGGGTCATTTTTTTCTTCGGTTCGATAGTTTCCTTATTGGTCAACGAAGGGCGCTTTGCCATTAATCTCCTTTGAAGTACTCATACAATATAGCAGATAGAGAAAAGGTTGTCAACCTGCCGCAGCATTATTCGGGAAAGATTTTCCACTACCCCAAATAATTCGCACAGCACCTCCTCCTGGTTCTCCAGCATAACCTCCAGATACCCAACCTCCAGGCGCTTCGTTGGTTCCACCGCTTCCCCCACCATAAAGACCACCAGATCCACCAGTATGAACTGTTGATGAAGTACCATTACCACCTCCAGATCCACCAGCACCGCCATCACCACCTAATCCAGAATATGGGGCACCTGCTCCATTAGCACCTTGACCATAAATTCCTACGCCACCACCAGCGCCGCCTTTACGCTTCGCATCATTTGAGTCAGTATCCGAGTGACCAGCACCACCGCCACCACCACCGCCAGATCCTGAAGATCCATACAGTGTATTTGCGTTTCCTCCATTACCAGAGTAACCACCAGCACCACCGCCGCCGCCACCCCAAGTAGTTTGGGCACTTCCAGATCCACCATTTGTA